ATCCTTATCGACGTCAAACATACATATATTATACTTTATATTCAAAGTAAAAACAAAAAATAACCACAAAAAGTTGCCACCAAGGCAGAAAGGTGATAGAGTATCTATCATGAATACATTAAACACAATCATCAACAGCATCAGCCAGACAATCAACGAGTCAGTAATCGAGGACCTCAGTGCCCTTGGTTTCGACCATAATGACGCAGTAAAGATCGTCGTTGAGTCAGACTTTGACTTGGTTGCTTCTGCCCAGCTTGACTCGGTCGAGCAGTTCTAATTTAATAGTTAATAACATAAAAGCCCCAGGGTTAATTCCCTGGGGCTTTTTTTTATGTATACTTTCTAAATTTTTTTAATCTCACTGCACCCACAGCACACGCCCCGCTTTGAGAATGGTCACAGAAAGAGCATACTCTCTCATTGAGAGTAGGAGAGAAGTTCTGGTCCTCTACAATAACCATAATTCTTTCTACTAATTTCTGTTTAATAAATTCTAGGTCTTCTTTAGAATAAGTATGGGCCTTAAGTCTGTTGGTTCTAAGATAGTGGAGTGCAGCTGTGATAGTCTTACCAGGAAACATGACGCTAGCAGCAAGTGCATATATCCCCATCTGCAGATTGGAAGAAACATCTTTTGCTGCTACTTCTCTCTTTCCAGTTTTGTAGTCCACAATAAAAACATTGTCATCAACAACATCAATTCTGTCAATGAATCCAATTATCGAATAGTTTCCTATAACAAACTTAAATCCAATTTCTTTTCCATATACATCAAAAGTTTTATCTTTGTTTAGGTCAAAAAATTCATCTATGATCTGAGCGCCAGCATTCAATAGGTCTTCAGAAAGAGCTTTGTTTGGATCGTATGAGTCAATACTCTCAATGTACTTGTTGTGCATCTCGTCTAAGTCCAAAACATCTTCAGCAGATACTGTATTCTCTAAGACCTCATGAACTATGTTTCCAAGTATTGCCGGACCATTGAACTGTCTTGGTTCCTTTTTTATGTAAGAAAAAAAATACTTAGAAGGACACATCTCGTATGTGTCTATTCTGGAATAGCTAAACTCACTAAGGGTTAACTTAGTGAAGTCATCTATGTCTTCAATTCTTCTTATCTCTAAACTCATTCATCCTCTTGCTCTACGACGTTTCCATTAGCGTCGTACTCAACGCCTGTTTCGTCAATAATTTTTCCTGTTTTCATATTCTTAAAAAGACCTTCTCCTACAGGAATCCATCCTGAGTTGCCAATCTCCATATGATCGTCTTCAACGTATGGCCACATTTTCGTCTCCTATTTTGATATTGCATTCTGCAAAATCCTCTATGTGACAATAGTAATTAAGGACTGTATATAAGTCCTTTAACTCCTTTTCGGAACAATAGAGACCCACTACTCCTACTTGAATAAAGTATCTTCCATCAGATACTTGTTCTTGCTGATACTCAATAAGGTTTATATTATTTAGTACTACTCGTCCAGCTTCATCTTTTATCATTTTAATCCTCGTCTACTATAGTTATTGGATTCCAGTTTGGATCGTTCATTTTTTCTCTCATGTCAGCCAGATAAGAGTCCCAGTCTCTTTCGTCTTCTGATTTTTTCTCATACTTGACTGTTCCTTTAAATGGGTTGGTCTTAAATCGTGTCATGATTAACTTACCCTGCTTGGTCTTCCATCTAAGGTTTCCATTTTTGCAGTCGCAATAATCATCAATATCAGGATCAGTTACTCCCTCTGGGTCATATCTTCCTGAGCAGCCTCTGCAAGCAGAGTATCTACCCTTATCTTGACATCTGTTGCATGACGGACAAAAAGTCCAGCATGGTCTCTCCGTAGGATTTTTATATGTTCCTTTAATAGTCACTTTATCTCCTTGATAAGTTCTTCTAACTGTTCTTTAACAGTGATTGAAGTTGTATTGTTGAATTTAAATTTGATTTTCTTTGTGCCCTCTTCTATCTCAATAAAGACATAAGAGCCACCTTTTGTAGAATTAATTATATCATTTATTTCTTTTAAATTAACTTCTGTTAATGTTTTTTTAGTACTTAAATATATTGGCTTACCTCCTGCAAATGTGGACAGGTCCAACTTCTCGCAAGCATTTAAGACAATTTTACTAACAGCATTTTCATCATCTCCATCTTTAGAAACAGAGCCAGTAATCTTTACTACTTCTCCATCGCTAAAGAATTCGTCTGAATAGTTTTTAGCTTCTCTAGGAAAAACTAAGACTTCAATATCTGAAGATATGTCTTGAACATTGAACTTAAACATCTTCGCACCTTTTTTGGTGATTAACTTTTTAGCTCCAGATATAATGCCAGCAATCATTACTCTTGAAGAAGCTGGCATTTCTGATGTTTCAATTATTTCATGCGATATATTGTCAGACAAAAGATCCCATATACCATCTACTGGATTTTTAGAAACATAAAGTCCTAGCTCTTCTTTTTCTTGTTCAAGCAGTCTTAGTTCTGTTCTTCTACCAAAATCGTTATCTAATGTAGATTGAATAAGTTCATCAAAAGCACCTGCTTTAGTTAGGTGTTCTAAAGTTCCCTTCTTTAAAACAGCAGGGCTTGTTCTTCTAAAGAAGTCATGCATTGATGTGTACGGTTTTCCTTCTTCTCTACTAGAAATAACTGCATCGGAGACCGCATAACCTATCCCATTAACTGCTGCTAATCCAAAGATAATTGTCTTTTCATCTATGACACCGAAGTCTTCTTGCGACCAATTAATAGAAGGAGGAACAACTTTGATTCCTCTTTTTCTACAGTCAGCTAGATATAAAGACTGCTTATCTTTATTTCCTACAACAGAACTCATCAAAGCTGCCATGTACTCAACTGTGTAATTGGTCTTCAAGTATGCTGTCACATATGAAATCATCGCATAGCTTGCTGCGTGAGCTCTGTTAAATCCGTAACCACCGAAGTATTCAATGTCTGAGTATATTTTATTTGCTCTATCTTCGGATAGAGAAGAATGTTCTATGCATCCTTTGACAAATTTATTTCTAAACAAAGATATCTTATCCATTTGTTTTTTGCCGATTGCTTTACGAAGATCATCAGCTTCAGCTGAAGAGAATCCAGCTAACTCTCTTGAAACTCCTAGTACGTCTTCTTGATATAACATAATGCCTAAAGATGGCCCTAGTACTTTTTCCATCTTTTGGTGATCATAAGTAACTTTTGATCTGCCATGCTTTCTGTCGATATATAGCTTGTCCATTCCAGAGCCCATTGGTCCTGGTCTATATAATGAGATCAATGCCATGATGTCTTCTATGTTCTGTGGTTGCATTTGAACCATTAATTCACGCATGCCACTGGACTCAAGTTGAAAAACTCCTATTGCATTACCCTTACATAGTTCGTCATAGGTTGCTTTATCGTCTAGTGGAATATCATCTACTTCTATGTGTATAGATCTAGTTTTTGATACGAGCTTAACACATTGATCTATCACCCCAAGGTTTCTTAGTCCTAAGAAGTCAATCTTTAGTAGTCCACATTGTTCCACTCTTCCCATGTCCCATTGAGTAACAACTGGGTTGTCTTGTCCTTTTTGCATAATAGGAAGATAGTCAGTCAGTGGACCTTTTGATATAACAATTCCAGCAGCGTGTATTCCAGTCTGTCTAACTAAACCTTCTAAACCAAAAGCTGTGTCTACAATCTTTTTTGATTCTGAGTTAACGGAGTACTCTTTTTTAAAGTCATCAACTTCCATGCATTCAGATAGATTCTTAGAGACACCCAGCACTGGTGGTGGAACCAGCTTTGCAACCTTATCTCCAGTTACAAAATCATAGCCAAGAGCTCTGGCAGCATCACGTATTGATTGTCTAGCGCCTGTTCTATTGAAGGTGCAAATGTGTGCAACTTTGTCGTTTCCATATTTATTTCTAGCATAGTCAATTACTTTATCTCTATGTCTATCGTCAAAGTCAAGGTCGATATCGGGCATTGATTTTCGACCTTCTACTAAGAATCTTTCAAACATTAAACCAAATCTAATTGGGTCAAGGTTTGTAATATCAAAAGCATAAGACAGCACACTGCCTGCAGCTGAACCTCTACCCCAACCTACTCTAATATCGTTTGATTTGGCCCATCTAACTAGATCAGAAACAACCAAGAAGTACTCTGGAAATCCCATTTCCTTTACTACTTTTAATTCATGATTAGCTCTTTCCATGATCTGAGTTGGAAGTGGATCACCATATTTTTTCTTTAATCCATCCCAAGCTAGTCTTTCAAAGTATTCAACTGATGGTTCTTTTGTTGGCATTGGGAAATTCGGAAAGTGAATCTGACCAAAAGAAAGATCAACGTCAATCATGTCGTTGACTACCATTGTATTTTTTAACCAATCTTCTGAAAATGTTCTAGACATATCCTCATATGATTGAAGATAAAATTCATCAACAGAAAAAGAAAATCTATCTGGATTATTTATATTTGAGTTTGTTGCAACACATAACATTACGTCATGGGCTTCTGCGTCTGCTTTTTGAACATAGTGACAGTCTCCAGTTGGAACAATCTTTGCACCGATTTTGTTAGCTATATCTACAAGCTGATCAGCAATTTTTCTTTGTTCTGGAAGACCGTGGTCTTGCATCTCTATAAAATAGTTTTCTTTACCAA